GCATAAGCAGTCCTAGCCGCATCAGAGGCTTGCTGAGTAGCCATTGCTGCTTCTGGAGATAACCCAGCTTGAAGCTGACGCAATCCTTGAACTTGTCCTTGTTGCCCAGCAAGTTGTTGCTGTTGTGCCGCAAGTTGTTGACCAACTCCAGTTTGATATGCTTGTCCACCAAGACCTTGAATGCCTTGTTGTCCTTGCCCACCTTGTAAGAAATTTTGGACATCACCAAGATTTAGATTTCCAAGCCCTGGACGATATTGTTGTTCAAAGCCAAGAATACTCGGCATTGATTGTTGATATGCGCCAAGCAATGTGCTAATATCGCTTCCATAATTTGCCTGTGGTGCTTTAATGTTTGGAGAACTGCCGCCCATAATCGTATTATTTAAGTTGTTTGAAGAATTTTTGCATAGGGTATGCTCTTACCCTTGGTGAGTTTTTAAATGATCTTTGAAAAATAATGAAGTCAAAATCATCCTTGAATGATTCCAAGCATTTTTGCATATTGCCGCAACACATTGTAACAAACAACGAGTCTGAATGATAAATTGTACTAGGATTTGTCGGATCTTCACGACGAGTGTAGTATCCCATAGCGAATCCATCAAAACTAGCAATAACGATACCGTGGCAAAGATGCCAATTAAGCAAACCATGGAAATCAATTCCATGATGTTCGTAAATTTTGATTGATTGCTCAAGGTATTCATTCATTCATGATTAGCGTATTAAGCAAGAGTGCTTCCAAAAACAACAAAGTCAATAGCTCGGTTAGTCGCTTCTGGTGAATGCAAAATCTTAAATCCAGTTGTTGTCTTGTTATAAACAATTGGGTTTCCATCAATTGTCCCGGGAGAGGAGGAAGCAGAATCACTTACTTGAGCAACTACTGTGTATTCCGATCCTGCTAACGCTGATGTAAATGTAACCTGTGAACTATTTGAATTGATCCTAGTTACTGATACGTTAATTGATCCAGTAAGTGTTCGTGCAGATGAGGCAACAGTAAAACTTCCGTAAGCCTTTGCAACTGGTGGTGAATGCTTAACAAGATCTGCCGCTACCAATTTGGATGCCGTTGACGCTTCCAGTTCAGCTTTTGTGCCGATTGCAGCAGTTGCCATCTTTCCGAATGTAACTGAAAGATCAGCAATTTTGCCAGTTGTGATATTTAGATCGGTAATCTTTGCCGTAGTTACAGCAGTATCAGCAAGTTTTGCTGTTGTTACGTTCAAATCAGCAATACTTCCAGTAAGAACAGAGTTTGTTCCCATATTGGAAGATGCAACAGTGCCTAGTGATAGCAATCCACCACCTGTAACTGTTAATCCAGTACCAGAAACTGCGCTAGAATCAAATGTTGATCCACTTGTGATGTTATTTAGCTTAGTGCTTGTGACACTATCGCCATTTGCAAAGGATTGTGATGTATTGATAACTCCCATAACTTAATGCTGTGAAATAATTGATCTATTTGTTAATGATCCTGCAACTTTGATTGAATGAACCTTGGGTGATCCAGCAGTTCTTGTCAATACTACTGTGCCAGTGTAACCACGGACTCCACCAAGTCTATTTCTGATGTTTGCAGTGTCTCCAGAAGTAAGGAATTCTCCAATTGAGTCACTTGTAGTACCAACAGTAACTGCATTATCTGGATCTTCTGTTGAGAATGCAATACTCAACTCGCTTGAAGCATCATTATCAAGAGCTTGCATTTCAATCTGAGTATCAGTATAACGTTTGCGTCCTAGATCTCCCAAATCGTAACCTCTGGTTGTTACTGAAGATGAAATTGGCACACTTAAATTAGTTGCAGACGTTGTATCAACCGAAACGACATCAAGAACACCATCACTATCATCAATTCGGTGCAATCCGCCAGTTGATGTTACGCAATATAGATCATCACGCACTCCAGCACGGGCCACAATCAAGTTTGTAATCAAAAATCTTGAATCTCCATAGGTGTCCAGCGACTCCCATCCATTATTCAAAAAGTTGTAAATCAAAATTGCATTGTTACCAGTTGCATCATTAGCTCCTACCACCGAATCAAGCGGTAAAGCAATCCAGTAGCGGTTATTAAAGTACGTTGCAACAGCATTTTCTGCTAAATTCTTGTTAATACGATCAATGTATGGCTGAACATCCCTAGAAAGTGGTTGTTCCACGCCACGAAGATTGTATTGGTCAATGAATGCAAGTCCATAGATGCCATTATCAGACAAAAATAACAGATTGTTGCCTTGAAGCACTACGCTTTTACGAGCTAAACACCCAACTTCTCGCGTAAGTTCCTTAACAACCGTATCAGCAAGTGATCCTTGAGTACCAGCAATCAAATGCAAGCTATTTCGCATCAACACAATCATTGAATCCTCATAGAATCCATGCATTGCTACAAGATAATCAGCAGTACCACTTGAAATTCTAAACTGATTATAGATTTGATCGTAAGTATATCCATCAAGAATATCAGATACAATGATCTCATCCTTGATGTTCCTAGAAGTATATGTTGGAGCAGTTAATGTTCCACCACAAGAATAGAAGAATGGCAACCATAGCCTACGTTGGAATGCAATACCCCAAGGTGGACCCGGCATAAAGGTGAATCCTCCACCTAAACTTGAGATTTGACCAAAATCAATTCTGTGTGATCCAGTTTTAGCTTCTACTGTTTGAAATCTAAATTGATTGTACTTTGTATTATCAGATACAGATAAGAAATCACCATCCTTAATTGTATCAAGTGATGACACATTAAGAACTTCAAGAGCCTCGCCTTCTTTTAAGGTATGGCATTGGAGATTAGTAAATGAATATGATGTTCCACTTGTGATTGCAGCACCATCAATAGTAAATTGTCCAGTCAATCCAATATACGCAGATACTGTTCTTGCAACACTATTGATTGTTACTGTTGTTCCATCATAGTATCCATCAGTATATGATCTTTGAATTCCATTATCAAAGAATTCTGGAATTAACAATGTCTGAGTTCCATTTGCTGTTGCTACTCCGCTAAATGGCTTTAATGCTCCAGCTTCCATTGTGACTGTGGCATATCCAATGTTCCAAGCAACATTTGCAGCAACACCAAATCGAACTGGTTGATAATATGGGCCTCCAGCTACTTTGTAGAACTGAGTGCTTAATCCATCATTCCACTTTAATGCTTGGTCACCTTCCCTAAAGATATACACCTTATCAAAAGCTTGAATCATATCAACATCACCATCAATAGATTCTCCAGATGGAAGACTAAGATCGGTTGATTGGAATGTTTCTAAATCAATTTTCTTAACAACACTGTTTAGAGCAATGATGATATACTCTTTACTATCTTGTGACGGATCACTAAATAGACAAGATCCACGAACATTGGATACTGCATTGTTATTAATCGGAATTGCTGATAATGTTCCAATCTTATCCGAAACTGCTGTAAGGTTAGCAATTGAGCATCTTAAATTATTGGCATCATAGTATGACATCAAGCGATTGCCATTGATCGTTGCTCCAGTTCCAGACATTCCAGCAATTGTGGCATATCCAGTTGTGCTTGATCCAAATCCATGACCAGTAATCTCTATATTCAATGTCCCAGCAGTCGGAACTGACGCATCTGTAATTCGCTTTGACTGAATCTGAAGTGTACCAACTCCATCAGAAATTGAAGTCAATCCACTAACTTGACACTCAAAATTATTGGCATCATAATACGTAAGTAGGTAGTTACCATTGATCGTTACATTACCAGCCAATCCAGCAATCACACCAAATATCGTATCTCCAGCAACAAATCCATGTGATGCCACTGTTACTCTTAGTGTACCAGCAGTAGGGACTGTAGCAGCAGAAATTGTAGCAGATGTTCCATCAATCAAATAGAATGGAATCGTCAATGGAACTTGTCCAGTAGTCAATCCACTGCTCTTTACCACAACTGCCTTTCGAGGTTTCCAGTATCCCTCCATCCTTCCATTCAAGGACTCTCTTACCTCACCAGCTTTTAACTGGTTCAACTGTAACCTCTTATTAACGCCTGTGAATCCCCGATCACCATCTTCGGCAATAGGGTCATCTAAGCCTCCAGATGATCTGAATTGCGACATTAAGCAGTATATGCAATCACAACGCCACTCGTAACTGTAAAGCCTGTAAACAAGCCTCCAAGCCCCGTACCAGCAGGATGCGTGATCGTAATCAACTTAGTGCTTGCATTCGTTACATTTGGACTCGCAATGGCACTGAACACAGTATCATTCACAATCTGAATCCAACGGAAACTACCAGTCACCGCACCATCAGCAGATGTATACACTTGTCCACCTTGCTGCCCTTGAAGTTGATATGAATCACCACGCGCCATGTCGGGGTTATAGAGATTGTTGGAGATGTTGTCAATATAATGTTTGGGCAATTGGGAATTTTTTGTTTGGGGAGGGAATCGCTCAGCATTTTTTATTATAGGCCACTTCCAACCCCCTCCCCCCCTGTTCATCCGAACACTACTCATCCGAACACGTATTAATGTAACAATGTAACATTACAACCCTGCTTCATTCCATCACGCCAATTCAAACGATCGTTTAAATCATCCGCTTGCCATGTTCAATCGAACATTATTCATCCGTGCAATGCTCAACCGAACATGTGATAATCCGACACGCTTTGCCATGCGCCGGTTAATGCAACAACAATAGCGCAGTACAGATTCCGTGCCATGTTACATTTTTGGATGATGTTAGATGAAAATCGCTTTGAATG